GGCTGCTGGTTTTGTACACATAAAGGCATGTAGTGATGACTGACTCGATTGCACCAGAAAATGAACGGCGCGTACAACTTCGCCGGGCGCAAGACACCACTGATAATGAAAGTTTGACCCATTGGACATTCAAGAAAGAGATACAGCTAGGGCATGTATTCACTACGCTAACCGTGGCGTTCTCATGCTTCATGTATGTCAACAAGATCGAAGGTAGACTTTCATTGGTGGAGCAGCAAACATCTACCATGCAACTCGCTCAGCGTGACCGGGATGACCGGCAAGACAAAAATACTGCTGAACTAATTGGGCTTCTACGCCAGCAGCTTGACCGCCTGGAGATCAAGATTGATCGAATTTCGGAGAAACGGCCATGAAAATCGACGTAGTGCGAAACCTTTGCAGTGACATCTGCACCATTGGTGACCTGTTCATCGACGGCCTGTTTACGTGCTACACACTGGAGGACGTAGTGCGTCCATCCAGTGAACCTAAAGTTTTTGGAGAAACGGCAATCCCTTATGGTACATATTCCGTGGTGGTTACTTTTAGCCCTCATTTTCAACGTGATCTTCCTTTGCTTGTTGGTGTACCAGGTTTCTCGGGTGTACGAATCCATCCTGGAAATACAGTTGCCGACACGGAAGGATGTTTACTACTCGGACTTGGAAAGACAAGTAACTCCGTTACCCAATCCGTGGCAGCATTCAACATCGTTTTCCCCCAAATACGGGATGCCCTCCAGCGCGGTGAAGAGGTCTGGATCAGCTACAAATAACGTCAGGTGGGAGGATTTATGAATTTCACTAGCCTTGGCGGTCGCCGATTCATCATCACGCTAGGTGCTGGTGTAGCTACAACATTCCTGCAGTACACCGGCCACCTTGACCCGGCCGGAAGCACATACGCTTTGGTGACTGCAGCCACAGTGGGCGCGTACATTGCTGGTGGCACTATGGACAACAAATACGGGGTAACCAAGCCATGAGCCTTCTTCTTAACTGGCGTATATGGATTCTGGTGTTCCTAGCCCTCGGTGAAGTCGCCTTCGGTTGGAAGATGTACAAAATGGGCGGTAATTCTGTACAGGTCGAGTTTGACATGTATAAAAATCAGCAAGTTTTAGACACGTTGGCTGCTGAGAAAGCCGCACGCGCCAAAGAGCAGTCCCTGCAAGTCGCTAACCGTAAAGTGAGTGAAAACTATGAATCCCTCAAAACTGCTACTGCCACTGCTGTGGGCGCTCTTGACGCTGAGCGCCTGCGCCTGCAAGCCGCCCTTGCCTCCGGTTCAGCCTCCGGTGATACCTCAGCCGCCCCCGGAGCTGATGGTTCCCCCAAAGACTACATCCTTAGCCGATGCCTTGAGCGATATGAAGCGGTGGCGCGAGATGCTGCAACCATCGCAGACAAAGCCCTAGGCTTGCAGGACTACATTAGAAATGTGGTTCCTAAGTAGACTTCTTCATTGGGTTTCTGGCTAGCATTAGATCAGGCCCAAGGTACTTGGAGCTTCCTTCAAACATTGCTGGCGCACGCTTTGAGCGAATAGATAAAGCAAGGTTCCTGCGTGTTGCGTCTTCTCCAAAAGCCAAGTTTCCTTTGGCTTTGGTTGTAAAAATAGAAGGCTGACCCTTCCAGTCGAATGCGTTTTTCATAGTGAAGCTGCGTAGTTGAATATTGAATTAGCCACGATCCTGAAGCGGCGTGGTGTAGGAGTTAGATCACGTCCATCACTATGCTCTGCAAGCAGAGCTACCCCTTTAGGTGTGATGGTGTAATGGCGAACCATAACTGTACGGGTGCACTCATAAGGCTTGCCGAACTTGCTGAGGCCATGGCTTGTGATCTGCGTGGGTCGAGCCTCGCAATGCAGTAGGCCGTCAGCGGTGTATCGCTTGAGAATGTTCTGCGCAGACTGCGGCATCTGGCGTAGATCGTCGGCCACTTCGGCCCAGGTAACGGGGTCTGGCTGGGAAGCGAACCATGCCAAGTTGCGCAGGGTGTTGGTCTGTATGCGTTTCATGGCTTGATACCGTGGGCGGCTTCTATGGCGCGGGCAATAGCATGTGGGTATTCGCCCTGGTAGACCGTGATACTGTCCACGATATGGGCAATCTGCGCGTCCGTCAGCGGCTTTGCTTGGGGTGCGGCGGCGCGATACTTCCATGCCGCCCACTGGTCGCCGCATAGCTTGCTTCCAAGCGGGTCGCGCTCATAGTTGAATGCGTTTTCGACGTACCACTGCTCAAAGGCTGCGCGCTCGGCGTCTTTCTGGTCTGGCGTCAATTTTCCCGGCTCCTGCACTGGCGCTGTTTGGAGTGCAGCGGCTTCTGCTGCCTTGGCGCGCTCAGCCCACTCATGGACCACATCAAGCCATCCCTGATGACGAACGCATGTAGCCACGCGGTTATCGTCAGCATCCCACCGGCAAGCGCATCCGGTCACCGGCTCCTGCACTGGCTCAACCGTCAAGGATTCCTTGACAGTTCCCTCAGTAGTCAAGGATTCCTTTACAACTGGCTCGGCCTTTGGCTGCGCGAAATTAAGGTGAGTAACGCCAGCCTTCTTCGCCTCGGACAGAAACTGCTTGAGCAGTGTGCCATCTGCTGGCTCGGCCTTTGGCTGCGGGTGGGTGTAGAGCTGATGCGTGCCTTCTGGCAGTTCGCCGAAACAATCTACATCGTGGTTTGTTAAATGACCTTTGTGATTCCAAACGGTTATGGTAGCCACCGGCTCCCCCGCTTCCATCTCCGCAATCACAGAGCGCAGGTCTTCCATCGCTTCAAAGTGGTAGTCAAAATCAACGGGCAGATGCTCTCCGTTTTTTTGCAGAGCCGCCAGCGCGGCCTTCAGTTTGATGATGGTGGTCATAGTATTCCAAGGAATGTAAAAAATATCGCAGTGCCAAAGACGTAGGCGGCGTCTTCGTGCCCAGTAATAGCGCAAGCGGTCGCACCGGCGATTAGCGCAACGATTACCGCCACCCGCATCCATGCGCTGTGCTGTTCGTCTGTCATTTGCTCTCCAGTGCTGCAGTGATGGCGGCTTTAGCTTCTGCGTACAGCTTATCGGCCTTGAATGTTGTGCTGCTGTAGCGCAGTTCCTCCAAAGCCTCCAGCGCCTGTTGCGCGGCTGATCGGAGGGTGTTGATCTGCATTTGCAGTTCGCACTGGTTGCACAGGTTCTCTTTCTGGTCGGCCTTCCATCCTTCAATCTCCGTATCCCGCTCTGCCAACGCGGTGCGCAGCTCGGTGAGTTCGATCAACACGTGACGCCGCCCGTCTTTCAGGGTCTTGATGTGTTTGACTTTCATGTCTTGCTCTCCAGTGCGGCGGTGAGGGTGGTGATGGCAATAACCGCCTTATCTGTCAGTCCCATTCCAGACAAGCTTGCAATAGCCTCCAGCGCCTGTTGCGCAGCGGTGCGCAGCTCGGTGAGTTCGGCAAAGAGTTTTCTTGCTTCATCACTGTACTGTTCAATCACCTTGTCCTTGTGTGCTACATCAGCACGCAGTTCTTTGCAGGTGTCTCGCAGCTCACCAATCGTTTCTTCTTGGTTATTGAAGTTTGTATCTTCATCAAATGTGCTGTGCATTATTTGGTTTCCTTAAGGGCTGCGGTAAGAATTTCAAAGGCGGCGCGTGGCTTGCCCGGCCATCCTTTCAGCGCATTCAGCGCCTGCTGTGCAGCGGACTCCAGTTCACTGCAATACTTCTCAAGCTCTCTGGCGTAGCTAACAAAGCTGTTGTACTCGTGCTCTATTGGGCGTTTCATTTGGTTTCCTTAAGGGCTGCGAGTTCGACCCGCATGTCATCAATCCAGCCATCAGGTCCATTGGCTCGAAGCCATGACTTGATGACAGTGTTCAGCCGATCAATCTCCGCATCCTTCTCCGCGCACACCTTTGCTGCGTGGGCGTGCATTTGGTCGGCGGTGTAATAGGCCACCTCGTGAAGAACGGTAACTGTCGCCGGCTCCGGCAGCGGTACGGTGTTTTGTGTCATATCAAAGTCCTTCGTCGGCCAGTGCTTCGGCCAAGATTAAAAGAAACAGGGAGCGGTGAATGCTGGCGGCGCTCAGTATCCATCTAGGCTCGATACTGTACGGTGTAACCCCGGCGAGGGTGTCGTAGAGCATGTCACCGCGCGGGCTGTCTTCGCTGTCTGCCATCCCCCGCAGCGCCGTGCTGATCGACCCGTACTGCAGGTTCTTATCATCGGGGTGGATGCGGAGTTCATCATCAAGACCCCACTGGATAGCAACGGTTTCCCACCAGATAGTCCCTGACAAAGATTCTTGTTGGCGCTGAACCCGCGCGCCGCGTGCTGCGGCAAACAAAAGTCTAGACATTCTCGGTTCTCCTGTGCGTGTGGTGTATGACCTCGGCGGCGTGTCTTGCAGCTACAGCTTCGGCCTTCGTCTTAAACGAACCAAGTACCGTTCGCACTCCGTCAACCTCTATCTGGGCTTTCCAGTTTCTTGAAGATGCCACTTGCGATACACCCTTAGTGCCGGATGTATTTGCAGCGCTACGCTTACTGTTTTGCTGGTTCTGTGACAGAGTTACCTGTCTCAGGTTTGCAATGCAGTTGTCTGTACGCGTTCCATTTCTGTGGTCGATTGCTGTATCAGGCCACTCGTCATAAACGTAGAGCCACGCAAGGCGGTGCGCAAGGTAGACTGACTTGTCTATGCAGATGGCAAGGTATCCGTCTGTATTAACTGACCCTGCCACTGCCCCGGCCTTAGTCCTAGAGCGTGACTCGTACCACGTAAAAACTCCTGTTTCCTCGTTGTAATGCATCAGTCTCCGAAGGCGTTCTGCTGGCAGACTGTCCTGCTTCGCTCGACCTATTTTTAGGCGGCTCATAGTGTTAGGTCCTTGTAGCGTGCGCGTATAGCGGTTCCCAACACGCTGTAGTAGCTGTCGGTCAGGTACTCAGGGTTAGTCATCACGTACTCCAGCAATTGCAGAATGGTGAAGGTCTGGATGCGCTTGGCTTCTTGTAGGTCGCTCATTGCTTCGCTCCTATAACGGCCAACGCAACGGCCTTTCGCGGGGTGTCTGCAAACACAGCAATACGATCTCCGCACCGGCTATACCACTCACCACCCATACCTTGCGGAAAGCACTTGTACCACTCCGCAATCGGGCCTATTACGTTCCAGTCTCGGTAGTCGAATATTCCTTCATGTAATTCTTCAGCTTTCAAGCCAACCCATAGTTGGCCGTGTTTATCTACCCATAGGTCATCCCACCCAATCGCCAATGCGAGGGCTTTGCTGATTTCGAGGTCGGTCATTTAACACTCCAAAAGCCAAGCGCCATGATGACCGCCAAGATACCAACTCCAGCTAGCATGTTTCGCAGCAATCCAAAAACACTATCCAACGTAATAGCTGTAAGAGTATCCAAAGACTCACGCGCAGGGCAGTCTTTACCCTGGTGGCATTCACCATAATCATTGCAGCAGTTCATACAACACCCCATAACATCATGCCGATAAAGGCAGTGACACAAAAAATACAGCCAGAAATAACCACAATGTCCTGCCAGTCCATAGGTCGAATTTGATCTTCAATGGGGCCAGTAGCATACGGGCCAAAGGCTTCGTTCATAGTCCTTGGGAATTTACGTGTTGTCATTTCTAATCCTTTGTTCAAGTAATAGTGCATCCAGTGTGATAGCTCTCAGTGCATTCAATGCGCTCTCAACGTCATATGCAGCATCTAAGTTGGCTAGTACATCCTCTTTGAAGTTCTCCAGCTTGGTGAAAATTGTCTGCGTTACCATGACGTTGATTCCTGCTTGGCCTCATAAAGCTCTTGGCCTCGATCAAATTCATTGTCAAACTTTACAGAGGCAATGTGCTCTTTGAGATTAGCCTCGCATTGGCACAAAAAATAGAAATACTTATCGTGGTGCACAGTTTCAGTGATGATCTTGCCTTGGTAGATCACTTCACATTCGTTTACATCACCATCATCATCAGGCTCATACTCGATGACCACATCGGCATCATTTAAGGTTGTTTTGAAGTTCATTTCTGTCCTTTGGTGTTGTTGATGGCTGAATTCTGAACCTGTTTCAAAAAATTTGTACTAGGGAAAACCCTAATACGATTCACATGCATACAGTGGTATGGTTGCAGCCTTAACAACAAGGAGTAGGTATGGAATATGAAGAGTTAGATATTGAATAGATGGCACAAACCAATTATTCAAAAGCATTCGGCAAGGCATATCGATCAGACAAAACCCTAGATCGTAGTGAATACCTTAGCCGCGCTCGTTCTATGGCCCTTCGGGGTCAAGAATTACCACAAACAAAGCTACTTGATATGGACGTAGTGAGCATTCGCAGTGCTGCAAGGCAACGTGATGCTCTGCGCAAACATATCAAGGATAATCTAAGTAATGAAGCGCTTGCCAATCAATACGGCGTTCATATCCGCACCATAGAAAAGGTGCTTCAATACAATTCTTGGAGCCACATACCATGAGCTACGCAAACATCGAAATGAAAGTTGTCCAATGGGGTGAAGCCCGTGGCATTGTCCAAAACTCTAACAACATGGCGCAAGCCATTAAGACGTTAGAGGAAGTTGGCGAACTGCTTGAGGCTATCCACAAGGGCGACAAAGAAGCTCAGAAAGACGCATATGGCGATATCCTGGTGACACTGATCATCGGATGCGCTACTGCTGACTTTGACCTTGTAGAGTGTCTGGGTCTTGCCTATGACCAGATCAAGGATAGAAAAGGCTACTTAGACTCCAGCGGAGTCTTTGTGAAGCAAGCATAAAAAAAGGCCCCTCGGGGCCTTTTTTAATTGAAGCTAAGTATTCGATTCTTCGCTTCCTCAAAACCTTTACAGACTATAGCTGTATGGCCTATGTCGTTCAGGTACTTAATCCAGTCCTTTTGATCTTGTGAGACTGTTCCGCCTTTAGTGCGTTTCATCTCTATCCATAGCTTCCATTCTGGGATAAACAGGTCAGGTACACCTGCGCTAACGCCAGTGGCCTTAAGCAGTGCAGCTTGGCTGGCGCTACGATAGCCTCCGTTAGGAATGGCAAAGATGCGTGCATGATACGATCTGCGAAACCATTGGACAAAGAGCATTTGCTCTTCGTCCTCCGTGGGGATGCGTTCGGTGCTCAAAACGGTATTTCCATAGCCCAGTCTAGGCATGCATCTGCAAGGGCTGTAAAGTCATCAGGTGGTGTCATTCCATGATGCTCACACTCGCCGTCTATGGAGTAATGCTCGCATGTATGGCAGCACTTAGGCGTTGCAGATTGCTTGCGCCACTCGGTTACAAAATCTGGTTCTGGTGTTCTCATACCCAACTCCTATTCAAAATACGTGCAAACTTACCATCCATCTTGTACTCGATGGTAGATGGTGGCTTTCCTAGGTTCATGGCGTTTGCCATGTCTTCCAGATCCGCTGCGGCATAGTCCAGAGCTGCGGATGCGTTATGGGCTATCTGAGCCAACTCGACGCGGGCGCTTTGACCTGCAAAACCATCGTGCATGATGGCATGATAACTGGTAATGGGCTTATCTGACAGCCCGCCATAGTATGTGCATGCAAGCATCTCCTTGCCGCTTGCTTTGCTTACATGCTTGCGCCACATCCATTCTGACACTTCAAGGTCTTTACCCTCAACACCCATAATGTCGTCATTGCGCAGCGTATAGGGCTTCTCTTGTGGCGGTGGGAACTGGAAGCCACAAGCTGGGCATTCTTTGGCACTGATATGCACGAGTTCATTGCACTGGTCGCACAGCTTTACTGGCGGTGGCCCAGGCTCTGAACTTCCCCTACGTGGTGGCTGGACTGCGGTGATGGGGCCATGAGTCTCCACCACGCCAGCGAAGTCTAGGACTAGGCAATGGTCGGTATGCTCTTTGATGCGCAATCCGCGCCCTGCCATCTGTACATACATGCTTGCACTCATTGTGGGGCGCAGCATGGCTATCAGATCGATGTTAGGCGCGTCGAATCCTACGCAAAGTACATTTGCATTAGTTAGCGCCTTGATGCGCCCTGCCCTAAATTCAGCAATCATTCTGGCGCGTTCGCTTTTACTGGTGTTGCCCGTCACACATTCAGCGGTGATACCCTGATCACGCAAGGCCTGTGCGATATGCTCGGAGTGCTGTACGCCAGCACAAAAGAATAGCCAAGAGCGCCTATCTCCTGCCAGGGCGATAACCTCAGCGACTACCGCATGGTTCTTATCATCCTTGTCTACCGCTGCCTGTAGCTCTGACTCGATATACTCTCCACCACGTTTATGCACGCCATCAGTCGATAGCTTTGACTTTGTGAGCTTGCTACGCAGCGTTGCAAGATGGCCTTTGTAGACTAGCTCCTCAATGCTCACAGGCTCTATTAGTGCGTCAAATAGTGCTGGCTTATCGGTGATTAAGCCGTGGCCCAATCTGTAAGGAGTAGCTGTAAGGCCAATCACGCGCAGTGCAGGGTTAATGGCTTTCAATGAGGCAAGCAATGTCCGGTACCCGCCTTCATCTTTATGGCTGACAAGGTGGCATTCATCAATCAGCACCAGATCAACATGACCTAGCTCTACGGCTTTGGTACGCACTGACTGGATGCCCGCAAAGGTGATAGGCTCGCCAAGCTGCTTGCGGCCAATGCTGGCGCTGTAGATGCCCATTGGCGCACCAGGCCAATGCTGGCGCATTTTCTCTGCATTCTGCTCGATCAGCTCCTTTACATGCGTGAGCATGAGAATGCGTGTCTCAGGCCATGATTGCAAGGCATCCTTACACAGTGCTGCGATGATATGGGACTTGCCCGCACCAGTCGGCAGCACCATGCAAGGGTTGCCCTCATTAGCCTCGAACCAAGCGTATAGCTGGTCTATGCTGCGTTGTTGGTAGTCACGTAGCATATTCACCCAACTACCCTCCCATTCCATTGCTTACGCAAGTCTTGCAATTGCTTCCATTCACCAGTAGCGCATGCTGCGGCATTAGCTAGTAGCTCCTTGCTGCTGTACACGCCTTCTCCTGGTTCTCCATTGGCAACATCTTGTCCATTCACCTCATAGATAGCTACAAAGTCAATAGCGCTTTCTTTTCGCTTCCAAGGCACTAGATCAGGGTGAATAACATGGGCCTCACATCCGTCATGCTGTGCGCTTGTCGGTACAACATCCTCCCACTTTGCACAATGCCAAGTGCTATCAGACAATGGGGTAGCGTTAGCGCAGGTACGGCAATTCACCTCTTTGACTATGTGTGTAGAGTGGCAAAACTCTTTGGCTTGGCAATAGCTGCACTGATACCATGAAGGGTCTGTACTGATGGGTGGAGGCATCCGATCAGCCAATGTGATCCGGTGGCCACGGTAAACATACTTCTCAGCAAACGCCTTGTCGTACTTCACCCGTTCGGTGTAAATATGGTCGTCATCCTTGCACACTGCCAAGTACAAGGCGCGGTCAATGTTTGTCCCATGCATGTAAAGCTGCATTTGCACGTAATGCTCAGGCTTGGATGCCTGGACGCCTTTGGATGAAACATCCTTGAATGACTTTAGGCTATGGGTCTTGAACTCTGCAATATGGCGTGCTTTTGGTGCTTCCGGGACACCCTTCTCAATGATGCCGTCAATGCTGCCACTCACATGAGACCCAAAGTCCACCCGTGCCTGGTTGCCGTCAATGGTGCCAGTGATATGGATGCCAATCATTCGCAGGTCAGAAATGATCTGCGCCTCTTCATTATTCCCACGGCGGAACACTCGCAAGATTCGTCCGGGGAAGCCTTGCTTGATTGCCCAGCGGAATGACAACCACAGCCAACGGTCACAGGGGTGACCCAGCGCAGAGCATCCCAGGTGTGCACGGCCTTTCCCTAATTCTTTGGCCTCATGAGCTTTGTCAATTAGCGAAGCTATGGTATCCTCACGTTCGGGTATCTTCATGCCCGTTCTCCTTGGTTGTGTATGTTGATTTGCCCTAGCTCAAAAGGCTAGGGCATTTTTTTGGATGACTTATTTTTCATGGCGATTCCGCCTGCAAGACTTGCAGCTTTTAGCTGTGCCTTTGCTTCTGGGGATTGCATCCTAAGCTTTGCGGCTTGTCTCATTTTTTTCAACGTTTCTTCTGAATATTTTTTTCCTGAATGTGACTGAGACATTTTTTTTCGTGTTTCTTCATTTGCTTTTTTCCCAAAATTTGCCTGCCTTATTTTTTCTTTTGTCTGATCGATTAAGTTTTTTCCAGTCAATGCAATAGAGATTTTTTTCCTTGTTTCTTGGCTTCGATTGCGTGCCATTAAAGAAGCTAATTCTCTTTCCTCTGGATTTTCATATCTCTTTTTTTGCGCTTGACTTATTTTTTTTGCAACATCTTTGTTAAGCGCAGGAGATTTTTGTCCGCCATCAAGCAAGTTGTATCCATTTGGTGCAATGGTGCGGTAGAGCTTGATTGCATCAATTTCTGCTTGGTACAAAGCATCACCAAAAAGATGTTGCAAAATTTCTATAGCAGGCTCTCCGTACTTTGACCAAGCTAGATAAATGGGCAATTTGCTTCCTCGTTTAGCTTGGTATCTATGCTGTCCAAGCCTACGACTCATATACTCATTTTCCGTTATGCCAATGTATTTTTTTCCATTAGAAAACGTCAACTGATACAAAATGCCCATTTGATTTTTACTTTCTATTTGCCCATGGAGGAGCAGATTTCGCTGCTGCAACCGGCGTTGTTGATACAGATGGAGAGATGGCTACTGACCCAGCTACTGATTTATAACCCTTCACTTCATTCCCATCTCCGTATTGTTCAGATTTAGAAATGGTGATTTTTATACTTAAAGTTCCGCCAATAAGCTGGTCTGTATCCGTCACTCTAGATAAACCTATCGCTCTCATTAAATTACCAAGCTCCATTCTACCAATCTCCTCCGCCTTTGGGTTCGGATTCTTGATGTTCAGATTAGCGAAGATCACCCGGCCTTGATGCGTGGGGCCAGTGATGTCATAGCGCACAGCGATGTATTCGCCAGTGCCTGCTTTAGTCTTCTTGATTTCAGCGCCAGTGATGCTAGCGGTGTACCATCCATCGGGCAGTGGGTCAAAGTTGCGTTCAGACTTGGGGAGGCTGTCAACGTCGAATGATTCAGTGAGAAATGCCATTTAAGTTACTCCTTGGGTTGCTGGGAAAGTGAATTCTTCAGTGCGTAGCCCATGAGTGGCCAGAGAGCATTCTTTGAGTTCTCAAATGCCACCTTCTTGCCAATCTCTTCGTCATCATTCTCAGGAGACACAGAAACCGATGGATTGCCAACTACGGCATATCCACTCTTTGTTGTCAATACGGCCCAACGCAGGACCTGCCCGCCATGAGATATGTGCTTCACGATTTCGACATCAGTTATATTGTTATTCAAGTCCTGAGGCGTGACGCTAGGAGCAGTCAAACCTTTGGCTTGAATTTCCTGCTCAATAGCGATGTCGTCGGTGCGGGGTGAGGTGATATTTTGCATGGTACTTACTCTTTCTATACTTTAGTGATTGCGAAGGAAGGACGGCTAGGTTTAGCCGTGATTGCACCGGCCAGAGGCCTAGTGATAGTTTCATCTGCGTTCTTCCACGCCGATGCGTTAATTTCAGGTTTCCAGCGAAACAGTGATCCAAGATGCTCAGCAATCCCCGCTTCATTGGCAAGCTCTTGCAGCTTCTCGCTGTCAATGGTTCGGTTAATCCGGCCAGTGACCTTGATAACAAAGTCGCCTTGCTTCTGAGTCATGGTGCTATCCAACTGGTCAGAAACTTGCAAGAGTCGCATAAGCTGATCTTCCAAGTCACGGCGGGACTCAGTAGCAATGCGCTCAGCTTCTTTGGCGTATTGCCATGATTGGCACAGGGTTTCTAGTTCGATCACGATTGCACCCCCGTGGCTTTGGCGATTGCGGTTTCAAGCGCCACGCAGTCAACTGCAAGGATCAACCAATCGTCTTCCCCGCGCTTATGAGCCAGCACACGTTGCGCGGCCTCCAGCAGATCAGGCGCAGCGGCTATTAGATAGGCATTGGCTTCGCAACTTGGCGAGCGCTCGTCGTCGTCCATCTTCCAAACTATTTGCGCCAGCAGGCTATGCGACTCAGAGCTGATGCCGACATGGTTGCGAAGGTCTACGGCATCGCTGTGGTCTAGTCTCCAAGGCCCTGGTGTATGCCCGCTCACTTCACACCCCCAATCTTGGCAATGATTTCCCCCAGATCCGGCGCTTCCCATGCCCCCAGCTTTCCGCTACGGTCTTTAGCAAGCCACAGGCCATCGGTATCGCACATCAGGGCACGTTGTGTGTTGCCTTCCGCATCCTTCTCTACGCGCAGGGCTAGCACCTCATCAAAGAAGTAGGGCAAGGATTGACCGGTTTTATTCCCCGGCATGCTAGGCGCATACAGCACACGTCCCATTTCATCCTGCGTCTTTTCCAGCTTGGCACTCATGTAAACATGCTTGCCAGGCAGATCACGGAAAGCCCGGATAATGTCGGCCATCTGCTCTTGCATAGCGCCGTAAGCTGCCCGAGGGTCTTTGTTGACCTTCTTTTCATGGTTTAGCACTACTTCGGCTATCTCGCTGATGCTATCCAGCGCCACGGACTTGAAGTTACTGCCCTGCTCGCCTGTAACCCATTCGTATGCCTCTTTCAGATCAGCCATGCTTGTAATCTCAATGTAAGGCAAGTCAGCATCCTGGATAGAAAGCAGACCGCCCTCTGCACTAAGCACAATGGGCTGGGGTAAAGACTTGATAAGCGAAGTCTTGCCCGCACCAGCTTGGCCGTATACAAGCAGCTTCACGCCATTGGCAGACATGCTGCCGGTTGATTTTAGGTTGATTGCCATGTTTTTCCTTTAGTTTAATCCGTAGCCGTCCCCGTAGCCGTCGCCGGAGCCTCAGCCGTCGCCTGAGCCGGAGCCGTAGCCGTAGCCGGAGCCGAAGCCGTAGCCGTCGCCGTAGCCGTAGCCGGAGCCGTAGCCGTAGCCGGAGCCGGAGCCGGAGCCGGAGCCGTAGCCGGAGCCGTAGCCGGAGCCGGAGCCGTAGCCGTCGCCGTAGCCGTAGCCGGAGCCGTCGCCGTAGCTTTCGGTAAATACTTTATTTTTTGAAGCCATTGATAGACTCCTTAGCAGTTTTGCTGCATGGAATAAGTTCGCATACTCCAGTGAGATAAATCTCAGGATTGACCACATCAATCTTGCATCCACTTTGCAAACCGGTCTGGGCAACACCAGACAATGCAACCCCGTCGTTAGCTTTCCAAGACCACAAGCGGCGGCTATCTTTCAAAATGGCTGATTCTCCATCGACACTCACCACCTCACCGGCATGCACGCCTGCCGAATAGCATCGGGCAATTACGTATTTCCCAATAAATGGATGTGGCGCATTGGCCTGTGCAGGCTGCACAACAGTGCCATTCACAAGCGCAGCAATCTCACGGATTTGCTTCAAAGTCAGTTCTTCAATGTTCATCGTGTTTCCTTGGTTATTTGCCAGTAACCGACTGGCAGCGGGTAATCACACTGGCAAGCCCGAAGGCTTGACGGTGGGATTAGCGGTAAAGTGTAGAATTTTTAAAAAATCCTAAGCTCTCAAGATGGGCCAAGGCTTCGGCCTTTGTGTCGTGGATCATGTAGACATGCGCCCCGTCATTCCAGCGAATATCCACACGGAAGCAATCGCCAAAATTAGTCATAGACGCCTTATCGGCTGTTGAGTGATTGCGGCCAATGGATTGTTCATTTCCGTTCATTTCTTTTCTCCTTTAACCAGACCTTCTGCAAATTCAGTTCGTCCGGTGTGTGTAGTGTAATGGCTTTTTATGGCAGAATGCAAGCGTTACCAAAAATATTTTTTCAGGAGTGCGACAAATGTTAACGGTTGAGCAGATAAAAAATTGGCTTGAGGGCCGCAGTCTTAGACGAGTCGCAAGGCTTGCAGGGATACATCCCGCGACAATGTACAGATTCATGCAAGATGACTCTAGCCCTCTGTATGAGACCGTCAAGGCGCTGAGCGATTACATCACTAGCCGCCAAAGTGCTGAGGTAGTGCATGGCTAGTCTGACAAACATATTCGGAGGCCCCTGGAGCCCGCCACCAGAAAAGCACATTGCAAGCCCGGAGGATCAGCTCCGCACAGCCATGCTATCGGCGGGTCTGACGCCGCCAGAAACGCTAAACATGGATGGCAAAGTGCACCGCTTTAACGGCGATGGCCGTAAAGACAAGAGCGCATGGTATTGCATATTTGGCGATGGAGTGCCGGCCGGCAGGTTCGGATGCTGGCGCCAGGGGCTTGAATCATCATTCCGCGCTGATGTGGGCCGCACGCTTAGCGCAACTGAGGAGATGGCCCATACGCGCCGTATGAGCGAAGCAAAGGTACTACGGGATGCTGAGATAGCACGTAAGCATGAGGTAGCAGCCGATACGGTGGAGAAGATCTGGACGGACTGCACCGGGGCACATCCAGAGCACCCCTATCTAACCCGCAAAGGCATCAAGCCACATGGTGCAAGGGTAACGGGTGACGGCAGGCTTGCTGTGCCACTCTATGACACCGATGGCATCATGGCAAGCCTTCAATACATATCGGCAGACGGCGGGAAGCTGTATCACCCAGGCGGATCCACCGGAGGTAAATTCTGGCAGGTAGGCTCATTTGATGAGCCTGGTACGCTGTATGTAGCTGAGGGCTTTGCCACATCAGCCACTATCCACGAGGTCACCAACAGGCCCTGCGTTGTGGCCTACAGTGCATCCAACATTGTACCCGTAGTCGCTGCATTGCGTGAAAAGTACGGCGCTACACAGGCCATTGTCGTAGTGGCTGATCATGACTCGCACGGCATTGGACAGAAATATGCTGACCAAGCCAGCGCCAAGCATGGTGTGCGGGTTGTCATGCCACCTGATGTCGGCCAAGACGCCAACGACTACGCGCTTGCCGGTGGAGACTTGGCCGCGCTGCTTGCCACGCCATCCAATGATTGGCTGGTGCATGCCGATGACTTCTGCGCCCAGCCCGCGCCCATCTCATGGCTTGTCAAGCATTGGATTCAGGATAAAGCCTTAGTCATGGTGCATGGCCCCAGCGGAGGCGGCAAAACCTTTGTGGTGCTGGACTGGTGCCTGCGCATGGCAAGTGCCACACCAGAATGGGCTACGCACAAGGTAAAGCCCGGCGCAGTGGTGTACTTAGCGGGCGAGGGCCACCACGGTCTACGGGGCCGCGTTGCAGCTTGGAAGCACCAGAACCAATCTGGCAAGCTCAATATGTGGCTGTCCCGTGATGGCTGTGACCTGAATACGCCAGCAGGCTACCTAAGAGCCTTGGAAAACATCCGGGCGCTACCAACAGTTCCAGCCGTCATTGTGGTGGACACCCTGCATCGATTCCTGAGCGGTGATGAGAACAGCGCCCAGGACGCTAAAACCATGCTAGACGCCTGCAATGCACTGATGCAAGAGTTTGCATGCACCGTAGTCCTGGTCCACCACACTGGCGTATCAGAGGAGGCCCAGCACCGCGCACGGGGCTCCAGCGCATGGCGTGGTGCCTTGGATATAGAGATCAGCATTGTCCCCGCCAAGGGCGATCAGCCCATGCAGATAGCACAACGCAAGTCCAAAGACGCAGAACTGGCAGAACCCATATATGTATCCCTTCAATCTGTTGAAATACCGGGGTGGATTGATGAGGATGGTCTGCCTGTTACTAGTGCAGTGGTTGTTTTGGTGGATGCGCCGAATGTTGAGGCTAAAGATTCAAAAGTATCTGAGGCTTCAAAAGTATTAGAGCGTGCATGGTTTGCATCTGGTGCAGAAGATAGGGGAGGGTCACCATATGTTAGCCGTAGTGCATTACGTGATTTATTAATATCTGATGGCATGAGCGAGCGCACTGCTAAAAACAAAACAGAACCATCCCGTACAGACGGATATATATTCAGATTGATTAACGCAGATATTATCTCCAGCTACGAACATGGGTGGATTTTCATCAACGAGGTGCAGGCCTCAACCATGATGATGAGGCGATGAAAAGCCCCTGTACCCCTACTTTAGCCCCTAGGGGTTTTCAGGGGTTAGGGGCAAAACAGCATGAAAAAGCCCCGCCCCGCCCCTACCTACCCTAAGGGTAGGGGCAGCAGGGGCATTCATGATGCGTCGATTTTTGGGACAATAAGTTAGCGACTACTAACATTTAAGGATCACATGGACATGGACACAACAGGCGGGTTCATCCGCGTACAAGGCACCGAAGCTGACGTATGTGCAGACATTGCAAAACGTCAAGCATTGGGTATTAATAAATATAAAACTACCGTGAGGGTTAATAATTTAACACTAAGAGAATGGTTGCAGCATCAGTATGAGGAGCTACTCGATGCTGCTATATATGCCAAACGTGCAATTGAAGAATTAGATAAAGGTATTTAACATGCGCAAACAATGCAAACGTAAAATGTATGCAGTAGTTAATCCAATTGAGTTTGTTATGGAAGGTATTAAACCAATATCAAACCAAAAGGCAGATAAACTATTAATGCGAGAGCTTTCAAGCCTGGATGCAATGTCCAAGGGAATGGGCACATTGCAGGAGTGGACAGACATCAACCAAGTGCTGACCCTTTGTGAGACTATGGCGATCAATGGCGTAGGCATAGAGGCCCTCAGAGCGTGCAAAACGCTGCAAGAGGACTTGATCCTGTCGGCTAAGCGTTTCGAGGCCACAGGCCGCATGGGGATGACCGCAGCGGGCCTTAACGCTGCACGCGATGTGATCGAGTACCATCACATGCAAAGAACGGCTGTCACCTTGATCGAATACGAAAAAGCGATTAGACTTGCGTTTCAGCGGGGCCAATCCAAGGCTCCGGGAGTTGTGGAAATCTAAACCGCCATGCCCTACACCGCCAAGCAACATCGATTATTTGAGGCCGCTGCGCACAATCCCGCAGTGGCTAAGTCGTCTGGCATCCCCGTCCACACGGCGCAGAAAATGGCCTCCGAAGGCATCAAACAGCAACCCCAAAAGCTCGCAGCCGCGCTGCGCAAGAAAGGCTAACCATCATGGCATTCACAGAAGCACAACTCCAAGCCCAGCTATCCACCGATGGCCTGAACGCTCGGATCACCCAGTTCAACACCGTTGGCTCAGTCACTGATGTTTTCGTGCAAAACATGAACATGACCACCAGCAAGAAAGCCGGCTGGACTCAAGTGCCTCAGTCCAACACAGCAGCTCAAGCCGCTGCACTGATTCGTACAAACTTGACTTCAAAATAATTGCTATGGAGCCGGTTAAAAAAACTAAGCGGAAACCTACAGGCGCCGCTTTGCTTGGCGCAGGCCCTGGACGGCCCAAGGGCATGCCAAACAAGCTCACACGCGCTTTTCGTGAGACGGTTAATACCCTGCTAGAGGACAATGCTGAAAACGTCTCCTTGTGGCTTTCTGACGTTGCACGCGATGACCCGGCTAAGGCCCTGGACTTGATTGCCAAGCTCGCTGAGTACGCAGCTCCTAAGCTCGCTAGAACTGAGCATGTCGGAGAAGGTGGAGGCCCATTAGTGGTGGAGATTGTGCGCTTTGGCAAGAATCCAACTTCCTAACAATTGGACTCCGCGCCATTATCAAATGGCGGCTTGGGAATATTTGGAAAATGGCGGAAAGCATGCAGAACTTGTTTGGCATCGAAGAAGTGGCAAGGATGAGCTAGGTCTGCACCGTATGGCAGTTGCATCATTCGAGCGTGTGGCGGGCTATTGGTACATGCTTCCAAAGTACAACCAGGCACGTAAAGCCATTTGGGATGCTATTAACCCGCACACTGGTAAAAAACGTATTGATGAGGCATTCCCTCATGAGATACGAAAATCTATCAACAATCAGGAAATGAAGCTAACGCTTCTGAATGACACGGTTATACAGATTGTTGGCTCTGACAATCCCGACTCATTGGTAGGGTCTCCGCCTGCTGGCATTGTTTACTCTGAGTGGGCACTATCAAATCCTGATGTTCGTGCTTATCTTCGCCCTATCATCATGGAGAATAGTGGATGGCAGATATTTAACACCACGCCTCGTGGCCGTAATCACGCATTACGCACATTAGAAGCTGCTAAAAAAGACCCAAAAGCATTCGCACAAGTTCTAAGTGTCCGTGACACTAAAGTGTTCTCTGAGGATCAGATTGCAAATGAGCTTAAAAACTACATCAATGACTTTGGAGAGGACTATGGGACGGCCAAGTTTGAACAAGAGTACATGTGCAGCTTTGATGCTGCAAATCTTGGTGCAATTCTTGCACGATCTATCTCAGTCGCAGAAAAAGAAGGGCGTGTAACCAATGAATGCAAGTTTGACCCAGATGGAGCTGACATAGAGATAAGTGCTGACTTGGGGCGCAGGGATACTGCAACATGGTGGTTCTGGCAACCCGTTCCGGGAGGTTACAACTTGATTGACTCAGACAGCGGATGGGGTATTGATGCAGAGGAATGGTGCGACAAGCTTAACAAGCGTTTAAGCAAGTATCGAAGGTCTAACGGAAAGCAGGCACTAGGCCGATTTTGGCTTCCACATGATGCCAAAGCAAAGAGCTTTGCAGCGAAAAGAAGCGCAGAAGAGACATTCGCGCTGGCGTTCACTTGGGAAAAAATACGCATCATATCTCGCACTAGCATTGCAGATCGAGTGAATGCAGCCCGCATACTGATGCCAAAAATCAGTTTTAACGCTGATAATTGTGCTCAAGGATTGGACGGTTTACGTGCATGGTCATATGAATACAACGATGAAACAAAGAGTTTTGCTAGTGAGCCAGTGCATGATTGGGCATCTCACTACGGAGATGGATTCTCCTATGGATGCCAAGTAATGCAAGAGATTGCGCCTCCAAAAGCACCAGAAACACCTAAATTCTCCCAACAAAAGACAATTTCGGAGATAATTCGGGACAATGCAAGGCGCAAGCGCGATGAGTAGAGTACAGGCTTTGCAACCACTTACAAGGCAGCATGATGGATTATGAATCTGGCGCATTAGAGAAGGCCGAGGACACTGGCCCAGGCAAGGCCGGAGAGGTTCGCCGCTGGCTGCTTGAGTTGAAGCTGGCAGACAAGCGTGAATCTGAATGGCGTGCCAAGGCTCAAAAGGTGCTCAAGCGATACCGTCAAAAGGAAGTCAAGAAGCACAGCTTCAACATCCTATGGTCTAACACTGAGACCATGCGCCCAGCCATCTATAACAGCATGCCCAAGCCCGATGTGCGTCGGCGCTTTAAGGATGAGGACCCGGTAGGCAAAGCATGCTCTGAGGTGCTTTCTCGCGCTCTTGAGTACGGCATGGACACCACTGACTTTGATACCCAGGTGCGTAGCTGTGTTGTGGACATGCTGCTGCCTGGCCGTGGCCTAGCCCGTGTGCGCTATCTCCCGAGCTTCAATGCAGCCCAAGAGGCCACTGACACTGAGCAGGGCGAAGAGTTTGACGGAGACTTTGAGGAGCTGGCATGGGAGCAGGCTCCCATTGAGCACGTCCAGTGGGATGACTTTCGCATGTCTGCCGGGGATAGCTGGGACGCTGTCACTTGGGAGGCTTTCAGGCACCGACTGACCCGTGATGAGCTAGAAGAGCAGTTTGGCGAAGTTGGCAAGCTGGTGCCACTGGACAAGACAGATGATCCAGACGTTGAAGGCGAAAAAGACGTTGATGTGTCTGAGTCTTTCAAGACCGCCGAGGTGTGGGAGATATGGGACAAAGAGGAGCGTGAAGTAATCTTCATTGCACCGTCTTACAAAGACGAGCCATTGAAGAAGGTACCAGACCCGCTTAACCTGACAAACTTCTACCCTAATCCTCGCCCGCTGTACGCTTGTGAGGATAGCGGGACGATGATCCCGACCCCCCTGTTTGAGTACTATCGCGAGCAGGCCGACGAGCTAGACACTGTTACACGGCGGATCAACATCCTGATCAAGGGCTTGAAGATGCGAGGCATCTACGACTCTACGATCTCTGAGTTGTCCGAGCTGATGCGGGGTGAGGATAATGACCTTATCCCAGCATCCAACGTGACTGCGCTGCTTGAGCGTGGCGGGCTTGAAAAGGCCATTTGGTTCATGCCCATCGAGCAGTCTGCCAAGGTATTGCAGATTTTGCAGCTACAGCGTGAGTCGTCCAAGCAGGTTATCTATGAGATCACCGGCATTAGCGATATTCTTCGCGGGTCTACCAACCCCAATGAGACGCTCGGTGCTCAGCAGATCAAATCCCAATGGGGAAGTGCACGGTTGAAGCGCTTGCAGACTGACTGCGCCATCTTCATCCGTGACCTAATCCGCTTGCAGTCCGAGGTCATTGCAGAGCGATTCCAGCCTGAGACGCTTGCCACCATGACGGGGATGAAGTTCCCCACTGGAGAGGAAAAGCAGCAGGCCATGATGCAGTACCAACAGCAGGCAATGATGGCACAGCAACAGGGCCAACAGCCTCCGCCTCCGCCTGATATGCCGCCCTCATGGGATGAGATATTGCAGGTGCTGCGAGATGACAAGCTGCGCACCTTCAAGGTTGACGTTGAGACAGACTCCACTATTGCATCTTCTGTTGAGTCCGACATGTCTGGCCTGAAAGATGTGCTGATGTCTTTGGGCCAGATCCTGACCAGCTTTGGCCCTGCGGTACAGATGGGTGCTATGCCTGTCGATGCGCTCAAGGAAATAATGATGACCGTGGCTCGCCGGTCTAAGATGGGCAATGCCGTGGAAGATGCGTTTGACAAGATCAAGCAGCCTCCGCCTCCTCCTCAGCCCGCTCAACCCCAGGACAATAGCTTGCAGGTCAAGCAAATGGAGATCCAGCACAGCCAGCAGATTGAGGCCGGTAAGTCTCAGATCGAGCAGATGAAGCTGCAACAGACCCAGCAAATTGAGCAGTTCAAGGGTGAGCAGGCAACGCAGTTGGAGCAGGTCAAGCAGCAATTTGCCTATCAGATCGAGCAGTTCAAGCAGCAAGCAGAGACTGAGCGGGCACGCATGAAGGCTGAGATTGATGCTCAGACCAAGCTACAGATTGCAGGCATGAACGCTCAAGCGGCTGAAAAGCCCGCTGTAAATATTGATACCAATGCTATCGGCGAGCAGGTAAAATCGCACACTGAGCAGTCAAATGCTAACATCATGCAGGCAATGCAGCACTTCGGCAAGATTGCCGAGACTATGCACGGCATGATGGCTGAGATGGGTAAGCCAAAGAAACGCATTTTGCAACGTGACCCGATCAGCGGTAAGGCGACGGGGATGATTGAGGTATCTGAATAATGGCTGACTTACAGAGCGCACTAGGTGAGGTTCGGATGATGCTTGAAATCACCCGCAAAGATACAGGCAAGGTCGAGACCGTCGAGGTTGTCGGCTTTTTGGATGATGAACAACTGAAGGAACTGACAGATGGCAGTGACACACACGACAGCGGCGCGTAACGCAGCAACGGACGCAGTGACTGCGCTTATCGGTGCATCCGGTAAGCTGGCATTCCGCACCACTGGCACTGTCAGTGCCCCAGGCACTGTAGTCGCTACTCTGAGCCTGAGTGCTACAGCATTCGGCGCTTCTGCTACTGGCACTGCGACTGCTAACGCGATCACCAGCGACACCAATGCAGCGGGCGGTACGGTTGCTACGGCAACACTGCAAACCTCTGGCGGCACGGTGGTGATTCACTGCGCTGTGGCCGCTTCTGCTAGCGATATCAACATGACCAATGGCCTAGTTGTGACTGCCGGCGACACAGTTTCTTGCAGTTCGCTTACATACACTGCACTGAGCGCATAACGTGGCAACTGGTCAAGGCACTGTGACATTCAATTTCGGCTCTGCGCCGGGTACTAATGTTGTCACGACTGCGGTGAGTGATGCGACCATTAGCGGCACATCCAAGGTTGAGATATACCTGATGGGTGCAGACACAACGGCAACGCATAACGCCATTGAGCATCAGATGTTGCCTCTTGGCGGGCTGTCACTGCAACCCATATCGGTGAGTGCAGGTGTTGGATTCACGGCCCAGGCCATGAGTAATTTACGTTTAACGGGTACGTTCCAGGCGCGTTACGTCTGGGCAGATTAAGGGGTAAAACATGGCAGGTTTTCGTATTGAAGGCAACACCTCCGGCAACGTGGCCGAAGTCAACGCGGCCAATCAGCTAAGGGTCACAGCCGAGCTAGACGCATACACTAACCCGCTGAACGTGGGCAACTTGCGTATTCAGACTGAGCTGGACGCGGGCAAGATCACTGGTGTGCCTCTGCTGGTCAGCCCTGAACTGGACGGCGACTACCGTACACGTATCGCTCAGGATACACTGGTGGATGAAGAGAACTTCAACTACACCGCGCAGAACACCGGCAAGCACCAGTCTGTCAGCACCACGATGGCTGCGACTTGGACTGCGGGCCAGTTCACTACCAACAGCGGATCGATCACCACGACCACTACCGGCTATGCGCTGCAGACGTATGCCAACTTTCCTAACAGCGGTGTGCAAACTCTGTCTGGTGACTTTGAGGTTTCGTTCAGCCAGCAGCCAACGGCTAACAACTTTGTCGAGTTCGGTTTCACGACCAACATCGTGTCTGCTACTGTTGCACCGCCTGATGGCATCTTTGTGCGGGCCAGTGCATCGGGCTTTCAGGGCGTTGTGTCCTTCAACGGAACGGAAACCTCTACCGGCGTATGGACTAGCTTCAACAACACCGGCACGTTTACCTACACCAACAACAAGCGCTATCAGTTCATCGTCTACACCAACGCGATCAGCGCTAACTTCTGGGTAAGCGACGGTACAAATACATGGCTGATGGGTTCGCTGGCACTGCCGGTTGGCACTGGCCGGGTGAACATGGGGTCTGGCCTCAAGGCATTCTTCATGCAGCGTATCACTGGCGGTGCTGCTGGTGCTGCTGTGCAGGCCGCTCTCAATGCGTACTCTGTGCGGGTCGGCGGTGCGAACTACTCCAGCACATTGGCTCAGACGGGCAACCGTCTGTTCGGCTCCTACCAAGGCTTGTCTGGCGGAACGATGGGTGGCTTGGCTACCTACGTCAACAGCACCAACCCAACGGCTGCGGCGCCTTCTAACACTGCGCTGACAGCTAACTTGCCGGGCGGTCTGGGCGGTCAGGGTGTTGTCACTGCTGCGGCGGCTGCTGTAACTGACGGTATCTGGTCTGAATATGGTGTGCCACTACCCACTGCCAACGTCCAAGGCCGTCGCCTGGTGATTACTGGCATTCTGGTGGATGCAGTGAATACCGGCGCAGCTGTGGCAACTACATCCACGACTCTGCAATTCGCATTGGCCTTCGGTCATACAGCTGTCTCGCTGGCAACGGTTGAAGCCACCAATGCCAAGGCACCGCGCCGTATCGCTCTGGGCTTCATGAACTGGCCTATCGGCGCTGCCATAGGTCAAGGCCCAGACAAAGGCCCGATCAAGATCGACTTGGCTAGCGCACCGATCTACGTCAATCCGGGTGAGCGTGTGGCTCTGGTAGCCAAGTTCATCGCAGGTACAGCCACTGCATCGCAGACCATCACGTTTACCTACACGCCGGTTTACGGCTGGGAGTAACCCCTAAATGTCACTGCTGCTTGCGCTAACCGGCGCTAGTGGGCCAGTAACGCACGGCACCTCTGGCGCTCTTACGGGCCAGATAGGTGCTGTTGCGGGCACTGCGGCACACATTGCACTGCATGGCACCTCCGGGGCCTTGACGGGGCAAGGCAGTGCCATTGCTGGTGCGGCAAATAGATTCAGGGCATTTAGCACAACAGGCGCACTGACGGGGCAGGGATCTGTCATTGTTGGCGCTGCGTCTCGATCGACTAGCTCAGTAACGCATGATGCACCTGGTGTATTGGTCGGCCAGCTAGGCTCGATTGCAGGCTCTGCAAGCAGGTTCCGTGCATTCTCTGCGGTGGGTTTGCTGGTAGGCCCAGGATCAGCCCTGGCAGGCTCTGCCACTAGGTTTAGGGCATTCGATACCTCAGGAGCGCTAACGGGCCAAGGTTCGCTTATCGTGGGCTCAGCGGCTCGCGTTGGTGCACCTATAACCCATGATGCGCCCGGTGCGCTTGTAGGCCAGATTGGGGCTATCGTTGGTGCTGCATCCCGCACTGGCGTGGCTGTCAGTCATGACACTACCGGCGCACTAGCTGGACAATTGTCCACCATCACAGGCATTGCTCAGAATGGCGTATCCAAAGCGCCAACGAAGGTTGGTGGTGATGATGCCTTCCACCCGAATAAGCATACCGGCTGGAATAAGAACGCATGGAAGCAGCGTAAGACCCGCGAAGATGCCATTGAATCCACCATCGAGGCGACTTACTTAGAATTGATGGGGATTGCCCCTGCACCCGCTGTAGTGGCAGAGATCAAACGTGAAGCAGTGGCTGAGATCAAGACCATTGACTATACGGAGGAACGTAAATTCATTGATTGGCTGTCCGCTGAGATTGAGCAGATCAAGATTCAGCAGCAAATTGATGATGAAGACGACGAAGAAACAATGATGCTTCTAATGGGATAAATATGAACTACCAAGAACTGCAAGTACACCTAGGATTTACAGACACTGATAAGTCAGTCTGGTGCGAGACAAACGCACCGTACTATGAAGACATTGAGCAGGGGTGGCGCGATAAGCTCATGATGCATGCATTCCCCAAGCGTACAGCATCGGTTTACGTCATGCCCGCTTATCAGTCGCCCATCACTGGCAAATGGATTGACACGCCAAGCCAACGGCGTGATGACATGGCTCGTAGTGGGTCACGGCCTTGGGAAGGGCTGGATTCTGAGCGCAAAGTGTCCGACAGTAGAGCTAAGTATGAGGCAAAGGCTGCGGATGATGCACTAGAAAATGCAGTAGTTAGCGCATATCATTCGCTCGGTGATGAAAAAAAGGCTATTTTAGATAGCGCATTGTGATATAAACCGCCATAGGTATTAACCCTAATTGGAGTGAAAATGGATGAAGATGTGAGCCTCTCAACAGAGGAGATCGTTGAACCGACAGAAGTTTCGATGGATGACACTATCCGTCAGACCCTGGAAGACATTGAGTCCCGTAGTGACTCGCGTGACGATAAAGGCCGCTTCGCAGCCAAAGAAACTCCACCCGTAGACAATACCCCCAAGCCTACCGATCCAGAGGCTACAGAAACCCCCGCTGAGCCTGCACTGGCAGAGTCTGAGTCAGTTGTAGTTCCGACTGAGTTGCAGCGCCTGGGGCTTCGCAAAGAGGCTGCAGCAGCTATTGCAAAAGACCCGGTGGTTATGCAAGAGTTCTTGCGCCGGTCTGATGAAATGCACCGTGGGCTTGAGCAGTACCGTGAGAAGGCGCAGTTTGGCGACACCATCCGCAATGCCATCTCTCCCTTCATGCGCACCATTGAGGCCGCTGGCGTTACGCCTGATGTGGCAGTGCAAGCACTATTCAATGCTGATGCCATGCTGCGCTCGGGAAGCCAGCAGCAAAAGGTTCAGATGCTGCACAAGCTTGCATCGGACTACGGAATTGACATCCAGCAGGCCGCTATTACGCCTGCTGAGCAGTTTGATCCCAATACATACGCGCTACAGCAAAAGCTTACCCAAATGGAGAGCTGGATAGCGCAACAGAATCAGGCACGTGAGCAGCAAGAGAGCGTAACGCTTAACAGCGAGATAGAGCGATTCTCGAAAGACCCTGCAAACGTGCATTTTGCGGCAGTGAGGGAAGACATGGCTGGCCTCTTACAGGCTGGCATTGCTACCGATCTCCGTGATGCCTATGAGCGGGCAATTTACGCTAACCCCACTGTCAGAAACCAGGTTCTTGCCGAACAGCAAGCAAAGGTAGACGCAGACCGGAAAGCGCAAGCCACTCAGAAAGCACAAGCTGCCAAGCAAGCAGCAGCAGTGAACATATCCCGCAAGGGTACGCTTCCTGCCGCAAAGCAAGTAGGCAACATTGACGACACCATCCGAGACAAAGCCCGCGAGCTAGGTCTCATCTAACCTTATTTGGAGTAAATTATGGCCTCTCCCGGTCAAAGCACCCTGTTTAATACCTTCACCGAACTGGTGAGCACCACTTATCGCAACCACAAAAAAGATGTGGCCGATAACGTTTCCAACCACAATGCGCTGTATCGCCGTATCACTGATAAGGGCCGCATCCGCCTTGAAGATGGTGGCCTGTCCATCGTCACCCCGCTCGATTACGCTGCCAACAGCACGTATCAGCGCTACAGTGGCTTCGATACGCTGAACGTTTCTGCTGTGGATGTTATCTCCGCTGCTGAATTCGCATGGCGCCAAGTGGCCGTCAACGTGGCCGCTTCCGGCCTGGAAATACGTACCAATAGCGGCTCTAACCGCATCATCAACTTTGTGAAAACAAAGCTGAAGAATGCTCAGCGCTCTATGGCTAACGGCTTGTCTGGCGACCTGTACTCTGACGGCACCGCATCTAACCAGATGAACGGTATTCAGGCTCTGGTGTCTGACCTGGGCACCGGCACTGTTGGTGGTATCAACTCCAGCGCATTCACCTTCTGGCAAAACCAGGTGCTGTCTGCCGCTGCTGTGAGCGTTACCCCATCCGCTGCCACTATCGAAGCTGGCATGATGCTGCCCCTGTGGCTGCAGTGCACTCGCGGCAACGATACGCCTGACCTGATCGTCATGGACTCCAACTACTTCACGTTCTTTGAAGCTAGCCAGTCCAGCTTGAAGCGCTATGCTCCTAGCGATGAAGGCAAGGGCGGCATGATCAGCCTGAAATACAAGACCGCTGACGTGGTTTTTGACTCCAGCGCCTCCGGGATCCCGGCTAACCACATGTACTTCCTGAACTCCGACTTCTTGGAGTTGGTGGTGCACCAGGATGCCAACATGGAAATCATGCCTGAGCTGCGCTCGGTGAACCAAGACGCACTGGTTATCCCCGTGCTGTTCCAAGGTAACTTGGTCTGCTCGAACCGCGCTCGTCAGGGCGTTGGCAAGGCTTAATGTCCAGTAGGGTGTGAGCCTAACTCACACCCTTTCAACTCACAAAGGAATAAAATGTTCGCTGCAATCTCTCCCACTCTGGGCACTCAGCCCTTTAATGACTGGTTCACTCCTGATACCGTTCAGCGTCACCCGCTGGGTATGACCGTCACCGCCGTAGACCCGTACTGGGGCACGGGCAAGTTCGTGTACGTGAAGTCCGCTGACGCGATCCTGAAAGGTTCGCTGGTCACTTGGTCTGAACTGTACGCGGGCGTGCTGCTGCCCTCCACCGCTGGTCAGGGCTTCCAGTTTGGCGTTGCCATGGCTTCGATCCCCTCGGGTTCGTTTGGCTGGCTCCAGACCGAAGGCCTGGCTGTGTACAAGACCAATGCCACCGTTACTGCTGATACCGCTGTGGCTGTGGCTGCTGCCGGCATCGCAGGTACTTTGGCCGCTGGTAAGCAGTTGCTGAACACCCGCAACCGCATTGCCGCTACCGGTACCAAGACTGTGACTGCTGCGACCATCACTGGTTCTAGCACCGTGGTTTGCCAAGGCGGCTATGACGGCCTGTTCTTGGGCATGGCTCTGACTGGTACTGGTGTGCCCGCTGCTACGGTGGTGGCCGCTCTGTCGCCTGATGGCCGCTCGGTGTCGATGGGCTCTGCCATCGGTACCATCGATAAGGTTGCAACCGCATCCGGTTCGATCACTCTGACCGGTACTTACACCGGTTATGGTGCTGCTATCATCAACAACCCGTTTGCACAGGGTCAGGTGGTGTAATCTTGGAAGGGGCTTCGGCCCCTTTCATTACAGAGGGCATTAATCAGTGCCTTCTGCAATGAAATCCTAAACAGGAAAAGGAAACATGGAACTACATCAAGCACGACCCCCCTTTGTTGAATTCAAGCGTGTTGCAGTACACGACAAACTGCGCTCCGAAGAACTCGGACGGCGCGTTACCAAAGACTTGGACATGGCATTCATCATGCAACCAGGCTCTAAAGATCAGGTAGAGCGCATTGCAACGGATTGGCTGGACATGATCCGGTCTAAGCTGGTCAACGGTGCTGCTGACGCATACCCGCAAGAATGGGTCGATGGATTCAGAAAGAAGTTTGATGCATGGAAGTCCGGCCAAGACGCTCCTTTGAATGGCACATCCGTGAAGGAATGGCCTGTTCTGTCGCCCGCTCAGGCTGATAACTTTATCTCCATGCATGTCCTGACCATTGAGGATGTTGCAGCCATGACGGAGGAGGCAATGCGATCCTATGGCATGGGCGGACGTGAACTCAAGCAGAAGGCACAAGAGTGGTGCAAGGGCAAGGACTCTGCGACCATTGAGAATGAAGTTCTGAAAAAGCAGCTTGAAGCGCTCACTGAACGACTGGCGCAATTGGAGCAAATGTCCGATAATACGGGCGAGCCTCTACAGGCAAAACGTGGGCGCAAGCCTAAACAAGTGGTCGAAGAGGCCGAGAATACTGTGGAGTAACTTAAATGGCGACTTGCCTTTCTATCGTTCAAGCAATTACTGGAAGGCTATCGCTTACAGTACCAACGCAAGCCATTGGTAATACTGATACACAGATCACCAATATCTTGGCGCTTTGCAACGAAGAAGGGCAAGAGCTTGCTGCTCGGCATGAGTGGACTGGCCTGCAAACTGAGGCCACGTTTACTACCATTGCTGCCGAAAACCAAGGAGCTATGGAAACCATAGCTCCAGGCCTTGGCTACATCATCAATGACACTATCTGGAACCGCACCCTGCGGCGTCCAGTATATGGCCCAAAAACGGCTCAGGGATGGCAGCAAAACAAAGCATTCTCCATCAATGGCCCTTGGTCTAACTTCCGGGTAAAGGGTGGTAACCTTTACATGTACCCCATCCCCGCTGCGGGGCAAACGTGCGTATTCGAGTACACAACTCGCAACTGGTGTACCGACTCCACTGGCGCGACAGGCCGTGAAGAATGGGGCGCTGATACTGATATTCCAAGGCTTGAATGGAATCTGCTTGTGCTTGGAACAATCTGGCGCTGGAAAAAGCTCAAGGGCTTTGAGTATGCCGAAGACTTCAACACCTATGAACGCCGATGCCAAGACGCTATGGGCAAGGATGGGTCTAAGGATTGGCTGAGCACAAGCAATACCAAATACGACATCATGCCCGGTATAGTTGTCCCGGCTGGTAGCTGGAACCTCTAATGCGCCAAGCAGCTCGTACCAAAGGTAGCCGCACTGCGGTATCTATGTCTGTATCGCTTCCCGCGCCTGTGGGTGGCTGGAACGCACGCGACTCGCTCACAGCCATGAAGCCCGAAGACGCAGCAGTCATGGAGAACTGGTTTCCTCTTACTACAGAGTGCCAGCTTCGCAAGGGCTACAGCAAATATGCTACAGGCCTGCCAGGCCAAGTAGAGACGCTGATGGCCTATTCAGCAGGCCTCACAAGCAAGTTCTTTGCCATATCTGGCGGTAACTTCTATGACGTGAGTAGCCCAGGCGCAGTCGGTGCGGCTGTAGCTACAGGTAAAACCAACTCGCGCTGGCAATACACCAACATGGCTACGGCCGGTGGAAACTTCCTATACGCTGCAAATGGCGTGGATAAGCCCATGCTGTATAGCGGCACGACATGGACTCAAATTGATGGCGCATCTACGCCTTCAATCACTGGCGTTACGACCACTACGCTGACAAGCCCTATCGTGTTCAAAAACCGGGTATGGTTTGTCGGAAAAAATAGCCTGAAAACATGGTATCTGCCGGTATCTTCGGTGGGCGGCGCAGCCAATCCAATCGATGTTTCTGCCGTAGCACAGCATGGCGGGTATATCGTTGCACATGCGACGTGGACAATTGACGCCGGCACGGGTGTTGATGATTACTATGTAATAGTCACCTCAGAGGGTGAGGTAATTGTTTACCAAGGTACTGACCCTAGCAGCGCATCAACATGGGCCTTGAAGGGCGTATGGGCACTTGGCTCGCCGGTTGGTGAACGGTGCTTCTACAAGTTCGCTGGTGACTTGCTGTACATATCGCAAGATGGCCTTGTGCCTATGGCTGGTGCTTTGCAGTCCTCTCGCGTGAATCCTCGGGTGGCTATAACTGACAAAATACAGTTTGCCATCTCTAGCTCTGTATCTTCATATTCATCTAACTTCGGCTGGTCTTTGCTGTATTACGCACCAGAGAACATGCTGATATTGAATATTCCAACGATAGAGGGTGTTACTCAAGAGCAGTACGCCATGAACACCATTAGCACCTCATGGGGCAGGTTCACCGGGTGGAATGCCAATTGCTGGGAGCTTTTCAACGATCAGCCATACTTCGGTGGCAATGGCTATGTCGGAAAAGCATGGGATACGAATGCTGATGACGGTGCAAATATTAATGGCGTGTGTATCCAAGCATTCTCCACCTATGGGGCACCAGGGAATCTAAAGCGCTGGACGATGACTAGGCCAATCTTTAGAGCTAGTGGCCGTCCTAGCTTGCAGGGAGCCATGAATGTAGATTTTGATCTATCTACAAATACGGCTCCATTAACATTTTCTCCAGTCACTTATGGAGCGTGGGACTCTGCTGTATGGGATGCTACGCAATGGGGCCAAGACTTGGTAATACAGCAATCATGGCAAGGTGTATCTGGTGTCGGCTACTATGGTGCGCCACAAATAAGAGTTTCATGTGCTGGCGTGGATGTGCGGTGGGTATCTACGGACGTTGTATATGAGTCTGGCGCTATTCTTTGATGAGTCAGTCATTGGGCCTTGGGTATGCGAGAGGACAGGCGCTAGCTGGAATTCTGGCAGAGGAACTGCTATCGGCAAACTGCGAGATGGCAAGTTGGTGGCTGGCGCTTTGTATGAAGACTGGAACGGGTCTAACATCACTTGCCACATTGCAGGCGATGCAGGATGGGCAGATGCAACATTTTTATCGGTCATTTTTGACTACCCATTCAACGCAATAGGGGCAAAAATGATCACTGCCCCGGTGTGTAGTTCGAATGAGAAAAGCATTGCATTAGTAACAAAATTCGGGTTTAATCTGGAGGCAAAATTGCATGGGGCAACCTCCAAAGGCGATTTGTTTTTGTTCACTATGCGCAAGAACGAATGCAAATATTTAAGAGGTAAATATGGGAAAAAGCTCCAGTCCACCACCACCACCTGATTACACAGCAGCAGCAGAATCTACTGCGGCAGCTAATCGGGTAAATCAAGTCACTCCATACGGATCGATGACTTACAGCAGCTCAGGTGTCGATGCAAGCGGGCACCCGCAATACACACAGACTGTCAATCTTGCCCCTGATCAGCAGAAACTGCTAGATCAGCAAAACAAGATCAGCTTGGGGCTTGGCTCCACAATGGATCAGGGCCTAGGCTATGTGCAAAACGCACTAGCTACACCGTTTGACACAAGCAAGCTGCCCGCACAGCAGATTAACCCAGGCCAGACTGCGCAGGACGCCATCATGGCGCGTCTTAATCCTCAGTTTGACCGTCGCCAGTCTGCACTTGAGACTCAGCTTGCAAACCAGGGTATTGGCCGTGGTACGGAGGCGTGGAACGCAGGCATGACAGACCTGAACAATGCCCGCAATGACGCGACTAGTCAAGCCGCACTGCAAGGCATTAACACAGGCAATCAGGCAAGACAACAGGCATTACAAGAACAATCATTCTTGCGCAATGAACCTGTCAACATGCTGAATGCCGTTCGATCTGGTGCACAGGTTACAGGCCCTCAATTCTCAGCTACTCCGCAAGGTGCCAATTACCTTGGCGCTGCGCAGAGCCAATACCAGGCTGATCTTGGTGGATACAACGCACAACAAGCCAGTAATAACAACATGATGAGTGGCTTGATGGGCATGGGCGGTGCTTTCCTTGGTAGCCCTACTGGCTCTGCATTGATTGGCAAAGCATTCGGCCTAAAGTAAGCAAAACTGTTCTAAAACTATGGCTAACCCATTCATCACTCAAGACCCTAACAACCCTGATGTTCTGGCACTCGCTAGGCGTCAGAGGATGGCCGAGTCTCTTTTGCAGCAAGGCCAGCAACCCGTTGAAGGCCAGACTGTAAGCGGTATTTATGTGGCTCCAAGCTGGACACAGCACCTTGCCAAGGGCTTGCAGAGCTATCTTGGCATGAAGGGTATGCAGGATGTTGAAGGCCAGCAAAAGGCTATGTACGAAAATCAGCGCACACAAGGTGCATCTGATATGCAGAGAATGTCAGAAGCACTGACTGGGAAACCCGCAGAAACCATTGCAAGCTCTGGTGATTACGAAGGCTTTGCGCCAACTCCGGCACAGACCAAAGCAGTTGCGCCGAACCCGTCTGAGGCATTCAATATTGCTGCCCAGTCGCAAAACCCGATGCTCCAGCAGTTTGGCATTCAGGGCATGATCACTAACGCTGAGTCGCAAGCGAAGCTCCAGCAAGCCATGCAGCAGCGCAAAGCACAGTCTGATTTGTGGAATGCTACTGGCGGTGATATTCAGAAGTTCCAACTTGCTGGCGGTGATCCTACATTTGCCAAGCAAATGGCAGAAGCTCCTAACCTTGGTAAGGAGAAGCTGATTAACGTCAATGGACAGTTGATGGGTGAGCTTACTGGTCAGAAGACTGGTGCAGTGGTGCCTAAGCAGTTTGATCAGCCACAAGCTATTTCTGAGTATGAATACGCCAAGAATCAAGGCTATAAAGGCTCGCTGCAACAATTCATCATTGATCAGAAGCGTGCAGGCGCGGCTAATATGTCTGTCAGCGTTGCCGGTCCTGAAAATAAGTTCAATCAGGATGTTGGCGCAGGATTGGCTAAGGATGCATTGGCGGCTGTTGATGCTGCCCGGTCAGCGCCTGAAATGGTTGCAAATGCACGTAGTATTAAATCTGCAATTGATAGGGGCGCTATTACTGGAAGCGTCGCCGATACACGACTTGCTTTGCAAAAGTTAATGGAGACTACCGGCATGGTAGGCCCAGGAAAAGCTGCAAGCACGCAAGAGCTTATGTCAGGTCTTAGTAAGCTCACGCTTGGCGGCATTAAATCCTCTGGCTTGGGTGGTGGCAATGGATTCACCGATAAGGATCGTGAATTCTTGAATTCTGCTATTGGCGGTCAAATTAGTGATACGCCTGAAAACTTGCGCCGTGTTGCCGATCTGTCTGAGCGTGTTGCACTCGCTACGCACGCCAAGGGAAGCCAAGTTCTATCGCGCTGGCAGCAAAATCCTGCGCTTAAGAATGTGGCCCAAGACATGACTATTGACCCACTGCCACAAGTACAGGGCATGCCTGATCCGTCCGCATTCGCAGCAGAAATGGCACGCCGGGGATTGAAATAATGGATCTGTCAAAACTATCAGACGCTGATCTTTTAGCCCTGCACCGTGGGGACTTGTCCAAAGTCTCCGATGTTGGCCTGCGAATGCTTACCAATAGCGCAGCGCCAGCACCGGCAGCACCCGCAATGAATGTTGACCCTACTGAGGGCATGTCAATATTTGAGAAGATGGCCGCTGGTGCTGGTAAAGCAGTCTACGATATTGGGCGCGGTGCTGGTCAGATGCTAGGCCTTGTATCTGATAAAGACGTAGCCAAAGCCCGTGAACTAGATGCTCCATTGATGGCTACTAAGTCAGGAGTAGCTGGCAATATTCTTGGGAACATTCTTACATCAGTTCCTGCAATGATGATCCCTGGAGGCCAAGGGGCAGCTGGCGCAGCCCTCACTGGCGCAGGTATGGCTGCACTGCAACCAACTACAGCCGATGAAAGCCGTCTAAAGAATATGGCTCTAGGTGGCGCTATGGGTGCTGCACTGCCTGCGGCTGTATCAGGACTAAAAGCAGCCAAAGCAGCTTTATATGACCCTCTGGCAGGTCAAGAGCGCATCATAGGCGGTGCGCTTAACCGGGCGGCTGGCAGTGATGCTGCAACGCTTGCACAGGCGCTTAGAGGCAAGAGCGCAGCAACACCAGGTGTGCGCCTATCCGCTGGGCAGGTCGGTGGAAGTGAGGGTCTGTCAGCCCTTGAGGATGCCATTACATCGGCGTTGCCAAGTGGTGAACTGGCCCGCGCTGGCCGATCTAACCGTGCTGCATTGGCAGATGCATTGCGCGGCGTGGCTAAGACACCGGAGGATATGGCGGCTGCAATGTCTGCTCGGGAGTCTGCGTCTGGCAATCTATATAACCAAGCTCGTGCGCAAGGCGTGGATATGGCATCACTAGCGCCAGAGGCGCAGGCTAATATTGCATCATTCCAGCAACGTATTCCAGAGGATATCCTAAGCCGAGCCAAAGAGCTTGCCAAGATCAATGGCACGCCAATGGACAATGAGTCTTCTATCCAAGGCATGCATTGGGTGAAGAAGGCCATTGATAGCAAGATTGGTCAAGCTGTTTCTTCTGGTGATAAAGAAATGGCTCGCGCTTATCAAGGCTTGCAGAATGACTTGGTGCAAGGCATGGGTGAGATTAGCCCACTATACGATGCTGCCCGCACCACGCATGCGCAGATGAGCCAACCCATCAACCAGATGCAGGTAGGCCAGTCGCTTGCACAGAAGCTGATACCCGCTACGGCTGGTGATATCCCTGAGTCACTGAACTATGCAAGCCTCGCAAAGGCTATGCAAAATCCTGATAGGTTGGCGCAGCAAGCAACTGGCTTTAGTGGTGCGAAGATGGCTAATGTGCTGTCACCAGAGCAAATGGCTACGGTGCAAGGCGTTACCTCAGATGCTAGCCAAATAGCAGAGGCTTTGAAGCGTGGAATGGGCACTGGCTCTCCAACTGCTAGGCGTCTTGCTGGTGGTGAAATGCTAGCGCAGCACTTCGCTCAAGAAGCGCCAATTACATCTAAACTGCTATCAATTGCTGGTTACATACCAGGCCTTGGAGTAATGGGCAAAGGAATTTCTTTGGCCGCATCAGTTGTTGGCAATAAGGTGCAGGCGCAAATGCTTGGGAAGCTGGACGATATGCTTGCCAATAATCCTCAGCAGGTTGCAAAACTTATCGAGGTGGAGCTTTCAAGAATTGAGCCAAGCGCACGGCAACAGATTATTCGTGCTTTGCCCCAGCAAGTAGCAGCCTCTCTACCTGCATCCTTCTTGTCCTCAGTAGCGGCTACCAACGCGGCGCAATAAAATGTTCTTCAATTTGCATTCAGGCATCCAACGAATGAATGCAAATCTTACGCATAAAAGTAGCGTAAAAAATGCCAATAGAACCAATGGTTTGATTAAAATGGCAATCATCATGGATGTGTTTTCGGACATGTTTTTAAGGGATAAAAATGGCTCGTAATGGTTCTGGAACATACTCGCTACCGGCTGGCAATCCAGTAACCGGAGGCACGACAATTAGCTCTACATGGGCTAATAATACACTCTCTGATATTGGAACAGCATTAACTGGATCTTTGGCAAAAGATGGGCAGACTGTTCCAACAAACAATTTGCCTATGGGCGGATTCAAGCTTACCGGCCTTGCCGCTGGATCTGCTAACGGTGAGTCCGTAAGGTTTGAACAATTGCCTACGTTGGCAAGCCTTGGCGCTGCTGCATCTGGTGCGAATGCCGACATATCAGCACTCAACTTTGCCGGTGGTGTCACCACTACGACCCAAGCCCCTGGTGACAACAGTACGAAAGTCGCCACTACGGCTTTCGTTCAAGCGGCTACACCTCAAATACAGCCTATATCAGCATCGGTAAATGCCAACGCGCTGACCATCACGGCATCTGCACTGACATTAGATTTTCGCAGCGCCACGCTTGGTAGCGGGACAGTAACACGGGTAACGGGTACACCTGCCAGCTTGGTAGTCCCATCTACAGCGACTCTTGGCACTTTCTCTGCAACGCAATCGCGCTTGGCGGTGCTGGCCTTGAATAACGCCGGAACCGTGGAATTGGCGGTGGTCAACATCGCAGGCGGTAATGACTTGACCGAGACCGGCTTGATCAGCACTACAGCTATTTCTGCTGCTGCAACGTCCGCTTCTGTGGTGTATTCAACCACCGCACGTACCAACGTTGCTTACCGTGTAATCGGCTACGTGGAAAGTACACAGGCTACGGCGGGCACATGGACCACTGCACCTAGCACAATCCAAGGATACGGTGGGCAAGCGTTGGCGGCTATGTCCTCGCTGGGGTATGGGCAGACTTGGCAAGATGTGACTGCATCTCGTGTTCTTGGAACAACGTATTTCAATACAACCGGCAAGCCAATATTTATAAAGGCCAGTAGCACTGGTACTACAAGTTCAGCAATAACCATTGTTGTAGGTGGTGTGACTATGCCGCAATGGACTGTGAACAGTGCGTCATTGGCAATTGCAAACGATTCTTCAATTGTTCCTCCTGGTGCTTCGTATTCAATCACCATGACAACTGGGACACTTAACAAATGGGTCGAACTTCGCTAAGGGGAAATCATGCACTACAAAGACCAATCCAACGCGCTGTACTTTCTCGACTCTGCTGAGTTCGAGCACCTTCTTCCCGCTGGCTGTGTGCAAATCACTGATGCAGAAGCAGAAGCCTTAAAGCCCGTTCACACACCAACAGTCGCAGAAAAACTCGCAGCCTTGGACGCAGCCAACGCACTTACCCAGCGCAACCTGCGCGAGACGGTGATGCTGATGTCTGAGGCGTTCAAGCAGATCACAGGTGGTGCTGTCAATCTGACTGCCATCCCAGGTGTAGCAAAGGTCTACGAGGTCGAGGCTCAGGCCGCAGCACTCAGGGCGCAACTGTGATCGACCTGCTGATTGTCCTACTGGTGCCTGCGCTGAGATTCCTGAAAAACCCAGGTAAATATTGGTATTTCAGTTTTTTACCAATTCCAGCGCTGATTCTGGACATTGCCATAGCTCACACCACATGGGCGCTTATCGCTGGTATGCCTCGCAAGGGTGAGGTCACAGTAAGTGACACTTTGGAGCGCCTGTGCAGAGACACTACTCACCCCGATCACGCTTTATTCTTGCAGATAGCATTGAAAATCAACCGGGCTGCTGGTT